CTTAAAGATGCCTCCGCCGCAATGGCGGAGGGCTGAGTCGTCAGGTGCTGCATACTATCATATGCGCAGAGCTACTTGGCGCAGTTCTAGAGTCCCATCTAGATTAAACGTCCCTGTTGCGTTCGGAGTTCCCGATGCTGCCAGGAAAGAAGAGCAAGTAAACTTGCGTCGTGACGTCTTAGGTCCGATTATTGCTGGTCACATGCCAGTAGTACCGGACTCGTCGCGCAAGAATTTACTTGCAGCTTTCGACAAGCGGTGTAATTACACCTGTAGCGATCGGATGGACCCGGCGGTGATCAAAGGCAGTATGCAACTGCTTGACAAAATATCACCCAGGGAGTGGGACCCGTTGGTGCATGATAGAGCGCTGTTTGAGAAGTGGAATGCCCAGTTCCCTCCAGATAAGCAGAAACGTCACGTGAAAGCATATGCAAAGTACGACGCTGTAACAGTGTCAGAGTTTGCAGACAAACAGATTTTCGTGAAAGTTGAAGCTTTACTGAAGAGGCACGACGGCAACGCTGCTCCTCGAATCATCTATCAGTCAACGGATTTGCACAACGTTCTTCTTGGTCCTGTCATGTGGCAGTGTTGCAAACGCATGTTTTCTTGCTTAGAGAAGGATGCTAGCGAAAGTGGTCCATTTTACATGGGAGCTTACGCAAAGCAGTCCCCGGCTCTTGTTGAGAGAATCATGCGTGCGGGCACTGACAAATCAGTCTACGTCGAGTCTGATTTCAATAGCAACGACATGACACAGCTTGAAGATGTGCATCTTCTGGAGATTGCCTGGCTCACGCGCTTCGGAGCGCCGAAATGGTTGACTGCTCTTATGCACGTGGCCAATGGTTTTAAAGGAACCAGTCACAAGCATAAGGTCAAGGTAGGAGTCAAAAACCAGTTACCCACTGGTGCACAGTCAACCACTTTTCGCAATTCGATTTTAGATGCGAGCATCAATTACACTTGGGCGACGGAACACGGCTTCGTTGGGGACGTGATCATTCTTGGTGATGACATGTTGATGCGGTTGGACAATCCGGGTTGCAGAAGGCAGCAGGTGCGTCGATCGTATGAACGTGTTTGCAAGTTGGCAGGTATGAAAGCTACCGTCAAAGTGCGCAAACACTTGAGTGAATGCGAGTTTCTGTCCAAACAGTTTCTCCCCGACGATCGTGGATCGTTTGTCATGGCACCGAAGC